GGTCTGCTCAGCCACTCGGTAAATCGGCATCATTTTAGTTCAAAAACAAAACTCTAAACTCCAAACATCCATGAACGTGTCACACCAAGTCATTTCAGTTCCCGTCTGGGATCTTAAACCCTACGAGAACAACGCTCGGACTCATTCCGATGAACAGGTGGATCAGCTCACTAAGAGCATCCGTCAGTTCGGGTTTAACAATCCGATTTTAGTCCAAGATGATTTAACTGTCGTCGCCGGTCACGGCAGATTGCTCGCGGCGAAGAAGTTGGGGCTGGAGTCCGTCCCGGTGATCAAACTCAAGCACCTCACTCCGGCGCAAGTGAAGGCCTACGTCTTAGCGGACAACAAGCTCGCTCTAAATGCCGGCTGGGATGACGAGATCCTGAAGGCAGAGCTTCTGGCAATTCAAGAGGCCGGGGAGGTTGACATGGAAGCGATCGGGTTCAGCGACGAGGAGATGACTGCTCTGATTGACGGAGTAGAAGTCGAGGACGATACTGCCCCAGATCGGCAAGCATACTCCCAAAAAATTGACACCCCGATTTACTCACCGAAGGGAGACAAGCCGGAACTGCACACGCTCGCTGACCGAACAAAGGCCATCCAGCTTTTAGACAAAATCAACTCGGCTAAAGTCCCAGATGACATCCGGGAGTTCCTTTGTCTTGCCGCCCAGCGTCATAACCAATTCAACTATCACCTGATTGCCGAGTATTACTGCCACGCCCCCAAGGAGATCCAAGAGTTGATGGAGCAATCCGCCTTAGTAGTCATTGACTTCAATAAGGCGATTGAGCTTGGATACGTTCAGCTGTCAAAGAAGTTGAACAACATCTACTCCGAGTCGTATGAGGGAGGATCTGAAGATGATGAAGCATAAGGACTTTGCGGCGTTCATCCTTACGCATGGACGAGCCGGACGAGTGGACACGTTTAGGACTTTGCGCAAGTGTGGCTACACCGGTCGCATCGTTCTCGTTGTAGATGACCTCGATAAGCAACTTGAGGCCTACAAGTCCGAGTTTGGAGATCAGGTGTATGTGTTCAGCAAGCAGAAGGCGATAGAGATGACAGACGAAGGAGATAACTTCAACGATCGTCGAGCAGTCGTTTACGCCCGGAATATCTGTTGGGACATAGCCCGGGATCTTGGCATAAAATACTTCTTCATGCTAGACGACGACTACAACGACTTCCGGCATAAGAGGGATGGTCAAGGCAATTTTATTGACAGGTCGTGGATGAAGGATCTGGACTCAGTCTTGGACGCTATGCTTGATTACTACATCAGCATCCCGGCACTTTCTATTGCGATGGCTCAGGGCGGTGATTTCGTAGGAGGCAAAGATGGCAACGCATGGCACAAGCCGAAGCGTAAGTGCATGAATAGCTTTATCTGTTCTACTGATCGACCATTCAAATTCTTTGGTAGCACCAACGAGGACGTCAACGCCTACGTCACCTTGGGATCCCGGGGGGCTTTGTTTCTCACGTTAACGACTATCGCTTTGCAACAAAAGCAGACTCAAGCCAATGCCGGCGGACTCACGGACATCTATAAGGCCTTTGGGACTTACGTTAAGTCTTTCTATTCCGTCATGTATCACCCGTCGTCCGTTAAGGTGAACGTGTTAAACTCTACATACGCTCGTATCCATCACCGGGTTTCTTGGAGGCACTCTGTCCCTGTAATCTTGCCAGAAGAATACAAGAAACGTAGCTGATGGCAATCAGCCAGAAGACGTTGGTGGAACGCTGGGAGCTTTCCCCGGGGCGGATCTCTCAGCTCGTAGCTGAAGGGATGCCGCTAGACAGCGTGGAGGAGGCGGAGAAATGGCGCGCCCAGCGACATCTTTCGACCGGGATCCCGCCGTCTGACTACAAGATTGGTGGCGCGCAACCTGAAGAACAAACGGCTGAAGCAACAGAGGAGGCAGAGGAGAAAACCCCGACGACAGTTCTTGAGACGTTCGACTCGATTATCGAGCGTCAGCGTATTCTCGTTCAGATCTCTCGAAACCAATACATTAAGGCGGTCAAGTCCGGATCTCCCCAACAGTCTCGGCTTTACGCCTCCTACGACAAGACAGTCAACACCTTAACCAAGCTGAAGGCCGAGGCAGACAGACTCGCACTAATGAACCGGGAATACATCCGGGCGGCTGACTCCGCCGATGCCATGCGTAAGCTCGCCGGCGACTTCGTTAACCGCTTAGACAAGCTCGCCCTTGATGTGGCTGAAGCTTGCAACCCGGAGAACCCGGCGCGCGCCGTAAAGGTGCTAGAGGCGTGGGCGCTCCGAGCGAGAACCGAACTGTCCAAGGATGAATAAGGCGGAGCTGATCAAGATTGGCAAGGGAGTCCTGAAGCCGGCATACTCCGGAGATCCGGTGGAGTGGCTTGAGGCGAACGTGTTAGCCATCCCTGACTCCCCGATGCCCGGGCCATTCCGGGCGGAGAGAACCCCTTGGATCGCGGAGGCCTTACGCATCGCCGCTGACCCCGAGACTAGGTTGCTGACTGTCCTCGCAAGCATCCAATCCGGGAAGTCGCTACTAGCGCGCCTGTTCTCTTGCTACGTCATAGCGAACCAGCCCGGCCCGACAATGATCCTTCAGGCGACCGACTCAGAGGCCAAGGACTTTTCCCTCCGCTATCTACGCCCGGTCTGGAATAACTGTCCGCCGGTCAAGGCCAAGTTCAAGAACGACGACATGGAAAGATCTACGACGTCTGACTTTGATCGCATGACCCTTTACTGTCGAGGCATCCACAACGAAACCAACCTTCAGCGACTTTCCCTACGTTACGTTATTGCTGACGAGTGCTGGATGGCGCCTCCCGGACACCTTGCGGAAGCTAGCGCGCGCGTTACCGCTTTCGGGTGGATGGGAAAACGAATGATGATGTCGCAGGGCGGTGTCGCCGGTCAGGAGTTCCACCAGCTCCATGAGTCAACGGACATGCGAGAGTGGAATATGTGCTGTCCGTCTTGCGGTCACCATCAACCTTGGGCGTGGTCGCAAGTGAAGTTCCCGGACGACTCAAAAGTTAACGACGAATGGGATCTCATCAAGGTTTCCCAAGGAACGACGTTTGAGTGCGTGTCCTGCAAGGCGCGCCTCCCGGACACTAACGCAACTCGGATGGAAGCCAACGCCGGCGGCAAGTTCATCGCGACAAAGCCTTCAAGCAACATTAGCTACGTTGGACTTCATTGGAATAGCGTAGCGACTATGAGCTGGGGCGAGCTAGCGGTGATGATGATCAAGGCCAAGGATGCCATCGAGGAGTATGGAGACGATGAGCCACTCCGGATCTTTATTCAGAAACGTCTGGCAGAGAAGTATGAAGAACAACCGGACGAGATCCGGACGGAGGCGAAGCCGGGTGACTACGGCATCGACGACGATTGGGAACACGAAGGAGGGTTCGTCAAGGGTCGTCCTACGCCCTACAACTACATCACTCCGGAGCAAAGGACTGAGCCAGATTTTGTTCGTATGCGATTTATGGCGGTGGACGTTCAGAAGCGAGGGTTTTATTGGATCGTCCGTGGGTGGTCTGGCGACGGCAGATCTCGTCTAATTTCCTGCGGGTATTGCTTTTCGTGGAGTCAGCTGGTGGACATCTACAAAAAGCACAGCGTTCATCCTGCTAATGTTTTTATCGACTCCGGTTTTCAGCCGGACGAGGTTCTTGCCGCCTGTGCGACCAACGGATGGGTGGCGACCCGAGGTGACCAGCGCAACGAGTTCGCTTGGAGGGTAAAGACACCCGCCGGCCTAAAGACCGAGCTACGTCCGTATTCCGCCCCGGTGGTAGAGGCGGTATCTGGAAAGCGGGTCAAGCGGTTCTACTTTTCAAACCTACGCCTGAAGGACGTCTTAGCGGCACTAATCAAACGAGGCCGGCACATGATCCCAAGAGACGTGTCGGACGAATACAAGAAGCAGATGAAATCCGAGCGCCGCACAGTCGGAACCAATGGCAAACCTTTCTGGGATGCCATAAGCAAGGACAATCACTTCTGGGACTGTGAGGTGATGTTGATCCTCCCGGCCTTAGCTTGGAAGCTTACAGGCCGGACAGATGAGGTGTTTACGGCAGAAGCGGAGGAAGAAGGAGAGCAAACGGACTCTTGACATCCCCCAGAGATCCGGCAACCTAGTCATGCACCTCGCAACATCGGGCATGGTTTTGCGGGGCGGCACCCACCCCCTCTTCACTATTTGGAAGTCAAGGGGTGGGCCACTCTTTGACTCCCGCGTAGTGGTATGGCTCAGGCAACAGGGTGCTTCCTCATCTTATCTCAAGCTCGCATCGAGTCGATTGCGGACAAGGCGGCTACGCTTTTAATGGAAGGCAAGACCATGATGACCTACACTGACTCAGGCACGTCAGTCTCCAAGACTTTCCCGATGGACATTCAGACGACCCTCATCGAGTGTCGCTATGCGCTTCAAATCAAGGATCCAGCCCAATACGGGTCGATTGATCGTGTGCGTGTTTACAATGGACTCTGGAACTTCCGGGGACTTTAATACGACATGCCAAAACAGAAAACCAAGAAGGAAATCGAACAGGCCATTCGCGACGTAAAGGCCTACGCTAAACGCAAAGGCCTGAAGGCGCGCGCCGATGGCTTTGGTGGTGGCGGCTCCGGGATCTTCTCTCAGTTTGAGGGAGCTAAGTATTCGAACAAGCGCCAATGGGTAAACACGCCTTGGCCCGCCGACCAGAAGAAGGTGATGACCACCTTCGATCGTCAGGAGCTGACTCGAAAGATGCGCTGGCTGGCGGTCAACTCCGGACTAATCCGGCAGATGATCTCCGACAACGTCATCTATGCGATTGGTGACGGCATCCGGGGTCAGGCCGCGTCCAAGGATGAAGTGTGGAACTCCCTAGCTGAAAGCTACTTCAACGATTGGGCAAACAAACCTTGCGACATCACCGGTCGCTTTAACCTCTGGGAATGTCAGCAGATCTCTTGCCGCAAGGTGGATGTAGATGGCGAAATGTTTATCCTCAAGACATACTCATCTGACGGGGTAGCCAAGATCCAGCTCATCGAGTCTCACCGGGTCGGGACTTCTGTAGCCGCTATGGGATCTGCCGACGGCATGTATGACGGCATCCTTTTTAATAAGTTTGGCGCTGTCGTCGGATACAACGTAATCCGGTCGGACGGGACTACACGCATGGTTTCGGCTAACTCCATCATGCACCTGCATCACCCGGAAAACGTTTCTGGGGCGCGCGCATACTCGCCGATGCAACACAGCATCAACAACCTCATTGACATCCTCGAGATCCTGTCGATGGAAAAGCTGGCGGTCAAGACGGCCTCGGACATTACTCGCACTATCACTCGCGAGAACCCTCAATTTGACGGCTCGACTGCCGACTTTGAGGCCTTCGGGATGCGCCCGCAGGATTACCCTCAAGGGGTTTACGACAACCCGGAACAGGTCGGTTCGTTCATCGGCGGGAAGATCCTTTCCCTTGCTCCGGGCGAAAAGCTTGAAAGCTTCCAGAGCCAGCGCCCTAACGCCAGCTTCACCGGGTTCATTGAGCATCTCCAGAAGGACTCCACCGCCGGCGTCCTCCCCTATCAGTTCACCGCAGATCCTAACGGCATCGGTGGCGCCGCAATCCGATTGGTGGTAAGCAAAGCTGAACGACTATTCGGAGCGCGCCAGCACATGTTCATTACCCGCTTCCTGACCCCGCTTTGGGGATACGTCATCGCTAATGCGATCTCCCGGGGCGAACTCCCGTCTAACGACGAATGGAATAAGGTGAATTGGGTAACACCTCGCCGAGTCACTGTTGACGCTGGTCGAGAAGCAGCCGCAAATCAAAAGGACATCGCTATGGGACTCAAGACGCTGTCTGATCACTTTGCTGAAAACGGCATGGATCCACGTGAGGAGATCCGCCGGCGCGCCGCAGACGCCAAGCTACTGAAGGAAACCGCCGCAGAGTTCGGCATCCCTGTTTCTATGCTCTACCAGCCGTCGAATAACCCGGCGGACATTGACCAGACCCTCGGCGACCAAAAAGAAACCAAAGCCCCAGATCAATACATCTCTCTCAACGACGAAGAACCAAACCAAAACAATGCGCAATCTCTCTAAGGACTTCAAGGGGCATCGTCCGATGCTCATCTCCCCGGCTCAGGCCGAGGCATATCTACAACGTATTGGCGACATCAACATCCCGATGGAAGCCAAGATGTCCGACATGGAGGATATGCTTTCCGCCATCTTTGGCGCCAAGCCGGTGCTTGAAAAGTATCCACCCTTGGCCTTTATCCCAATCAAGGGGGTAATCGGCAAGAACCTGTCCGAGCTTGAGTCCATGTGCGGCTGTTGCGACATTCAGGACATCGAGGAAATGCTTGAGGAGTGCGAGCGAGATCCGTCGATCAAGACCATCATCCTCGACATCGACTCCCCGGGAGGCACCTCCGTTGGCGTCCCTGAGCTTGCGAACCGGATTAAGAACAGCTCCAAGGAAGTCATCTCATTTACCGGTAGCGAGTGCTGTTCAGCCGCCTATTGGCTTGGATCTCAGGCCTCGGCCTTTTACGCCACTCCGTCCTCCTCCGTGGGGTCTGTCGGAGTTTACATCGCTTTCCCGGATTGCTCCGAGGCCTACAAGATGGAAGGCGTGAAGATGGACGTGATCAAGTCCGGATCTTTCAAGGGCGCTGGGATCCCCGGCACCTCCCTTGACGAAGGCCAACGCAAGATGCTTCAGCAAGAGGTCGAGGACATCCACAACGACTTCAAGGAAGCCGTCAAATCCGTCCGGGCGTTCGTTGAGGACAGCTCAATGGAGGGTCAGATGTTCTCTGGAAAGCGAGGCGCTGAAGCCGGGATGGTCACATCCCTGATCAATGGCTTCGATGAACTGATCGAGGCAATCAACCCTGCGGTGTTCGCTCAAGTTGAAGCCGATGAAGAAAACGACGACCGCCACGCCGTCTCCGGGTTGATGTCCGGCGAAAGCGATGAGGACTACGAGTCCAAGGCCTTCACTAAGGCCATGTCTGCCGCTGATCGCGCGCTTGCCGGCCTCAAGGTCAAGATCTCTGAGGAAGGCGAGAAGGACGAGGACGAAGAAGATGAGGACGAGGACGAAAAGCCAAAGTCCAAGTCCGAGGATGAAAAGCCCAAGGATGAAGATGACGAGGACGAGAAGAAGTCCGAGGAAGGCGAGAAGGACGACGAAAAGCCCGCTTCAGAGGACGACGACGAAAAGCCCAAGGAAGAAGAAGGGGAGGACGACGAAAAGTCTGAGGACGACGAGGGGACTGAACCCCAGCCCGATGGGGAAGATGAGCCGGAGGAAGGCAAGTCCAAGGAAGATGCCGAGGATGAAGATGACAACGGCGAAAAGGCGGTCGATACGGATGAGAAGCATAACAAGTCCGGGACTAAAAAGAACCGCTCTAAGCGCCTCGCTTGACTCCCGCGTAGAAACAACTCGCAAAGCCAATGACCCTCGAACAATCCCTGAAGGCCTTAAAGTCGGCCTTCACCTCTAAGTCCGGCGAAGCAGAAGCCATGTCCAAGGAGATCTCGGAATTGAAGGCGAAGAATACTGAGCTTGTCTCGGCCTCCGCCTCTGCCGCTAAGGATCTCAAGGCGCTTGCAACGGCGCGCTCTGAACGCGACGAAGCTATCTCCAAGATTGAAGAGCTCACCAAGGCGCTTGCCGCCTCCGAAGAACTCAAGAAGCAAGCGGTGTCGCAGATTGAGACTGCCGGGAAGAAGGCCGCTTCAATCGCCGCTTCGGTTGGCGTGTCCCCGGTTGAGATCTCCGCATCTGACTCCGCTACCGCCAAGACCAACGAGGAAGTCTGGGCTGACTATTGCGCTATCACCAACGCCGGCGAAAAGGTTGCTTTCTACAACAAGCATCGCCACCAGATTGTTGCCCACTTGGGCATCAAGTAATAATTCGACCTTATGGCACTACCTGCTTCTCTGACCGCGGCACTCGGCACCCTTCTGGACAGCTCTTGGGCTCAGATCGTCGCTGACGCAAACGCCAACAGCGGCGTCACTAATCTCACCTTTAACGTGACCCTGACTGAGACGGCTCCCCCGGGCGGTCCTATGGATGCGACTATTCGCTTCACGCACCGCTTCCGCACCGAGATCTCCCAGAGCACTCAGGAGCAAGTGACTGTCACTGTCTCGTAATTTCCCCCTAACAACTTCACCCAACTAAATATCAAATAACCTATGGCAAATAATGTCCTCAATCAAGGTTTAGCCCCGCAATTCGTTGCGGCTGAAACCCTCCGCACCCTCGTCCCGATCCTTGCTCCCCTGAACAAGATCGTGACCACCGACTTCTCGGCCTATGTCGCCGAAAAGGGTCAGGTCGTTCACACCCGCTTCGCTAACTCCTTCACGGCTTCGACCTACGATCGCGCCACCGGCTTCGTCCCTTCGGACGCAGACGCTACGGACGTTGCGATCACCCTCGCCGACCATAACTACGTCAGCGCCTCGTTCACCGACACGGAAGTCGCCACGATCTCGCTCGATATGCTCCGTCGCGTGTTTATCGCTCCTATGGCTAACGCCACTGTGAAGTCCCTGTTCGACGGCGTTCTTGCCGAAACCACGATTGCTAACTACGCCACCGCCGCCTATTCCGGCAATAAGGCAAACTTCAATCGCGCGGCTGTCGCCAATGTTGCCACTAACCTGACCCTCGGCAACCTTCCTTACGATGGTCGCACGATGCTCCTGTCCCCGGGCGCTTTTGGTCAGCTGTTGCAGGATCCGTCTGTCGCTCAATACCTGTCTATCGGTGACACGTCCGTGATCCGCGACGGCAAGGTTGGTCGTCTCCACGGCATCGACATCTACGAATACAACGGCTTTGCCGCCGCCCCTGCCGGCGAACACCTCAATGGTATCGCTGGTTGCCGCGAAGGCCACGTCATCGTGACTCGCGTTCCTGCCGCTCCGACCACCGGCGGTGGCGAACAGCTTACTGTTCAGGATCCCGACTCGCAGTTCGCGTTCGCTCTCCGTAGCTGGTATGATTGGACGAAGGGTCTGTCCTCGGTGTCCGCTTCTTGGATCATCGGTCAGTCGGTTGGTAATCCTAACGGCGCCCAGCGTATCGTTATCTCCGACCTCTAAGCCATACGGCAAGAGGAAGGTCAGAACCCCCAGCGATGGGGGTTCTTTGTTTGTAGGTCATTTGGCCTATCTGGCTGGCCTTATGAGGCGCTTTCCCGGGGGAGTCCTACCCTTCCCCCTCTTTGACTCCCGCGTAGGGTCATGGGCATCATCCAAGACGAATGGGCATCTGACGCCGGGGAGATCCTCTTGGAGATCCCCAAGGCGGTGACTGTCCAGCGGGGGAGTGGCGCGCCTGTATCTTTCAACGTCCTATTAGGCGACCCTATGGTTCAGCAGGATCTCGAAACGGGGGGTTTCCTCGACTCGGCCTCTTTCGACGTTAAGTTCTTAAAAGCGGACTGCGTAGCTCACCCCGGGGTTGTAATCTTTGGGAACTTGGTCACGTTTAACAGCAAGCAGTATCGTATCGTCGCCATTAACGACCGCCCCCCGTCAGCTTGGGTTATCGCCCGGGTTCAGACCAAGGTTGGCCCAGCCTAATGGCGGTCAAGGTCAGAAAGAATGTTCAGGTTGACTCGTCTAACCTGATGGCTCACCTCCACGACTTTTCTCAAGTGCTGGGCAAAAATCTAGGTGAGACAGTCCGGGAACAGGCCGGGTTGTTCTGTATGGATCTTATCAAATACTCCGGCCCATACAAGGGGGCGGGGAAAGGCCTTGACTCCTCCGCAAAGAAGAAGGGTGAGGACAACCTGAAGAAGTCCGTGTTCAAAATCTTCCAGCCCGTCGAGCGCGCAACGGCAGAACAGGTTGCTTCTATTGGAAGCTTTGACGTTTTTAAATTATGGATCAAATCACCGGGACACAAATCGGTAGGCAAGAAGGGTTTGGAAAAACAATGGGAGGCCTTCAAATCAAAGCATCCTTCAACCCGGGCGACCACCTTTATTTCGTCGGGCGACTTTGCGGCGATGACTACGCTTCACAACAGGCATCGGAAATACCAAGGGAAGGGTGGCCTAATGCCCTACGCTATCAGGGCGAAGTCAGGATTTGCGATCGTTCCGAAGGAGAAGGACATCGAGCGATACTACTCGCTGAAGAAGGACAATGTCGGCATTATGAAGTCGGGCTATTGGTTTGCCTCTCAGAAGATCCGGGCAAAGGAAGTAAAAGCTCCAGCTTGGGTAAAGCACTCCCAAGGGTCATCTCTCGCAATCGGGGTTGATCAAATCAATCAGCCAATGAAGCCAGAGGTCACTATCGGGAACATGATTGGAAAGCGCGCCATCCCGAACGCACAATTCAGGGCGGCGCTCAATTACCGAATGTATGCCATGCGAGTCCGGATGGCGGCAGAGCTTAACAAGAAAAAGATTGCCTTATGGCGCTCGTCCCTCTCAGGATCTACCACCAACACCTCTAAGTTCTTTTGACCATGACCACATTCTACGGCATCCGCACAATCACCGAGCAGTCCCTGAAGGCATGGTTTACGGACAACGCCGCCCTGCTCCCCGGGGTTCAGGTTAACATCGGGCAAACCTACGACCTCCGAACCCTCCCGGCGGTGATCCTTTATGCTGAGTCGGCAGACTCCCACCCGGATCTTGGCGCCAAGCCACAAGGCAACTTCTCCCTGTCCGTAAAGCTCTACGTTTACTCGTCCGCAGACGATGCGACTACCAACGCCGATGCGCTAGCAGAGCACCGGGCTAGGGTGGAGAGCGTTCAGATGATTATGCAGGACGTAGAAGGCCTGAAGGGGGTCTGGACTCAGGGCGCGCTTTATCACGCTTGGCTTAGATCCGACGAGGAGGCCGTAGCCGACCGGAGGTATGGAAATGCCATGACTTATGAGCTTGTGGCGGTCTATCCCTCCCAACCTTGACTCCCACGCAGAGTTAACAATCCAAGACGATGGCACTTCCCAACACCTACGGCATCCCGCACACCTTCGGCGTTTACTCCACCGCCGCATTTATCACCCTTCAGTCGGATGATATCTCTGAAAAGCTGAACGTCGATGTGACTGTGACGGACGAGTCCGGTCGCATTATCACCGACCGAGTAGATGACAAACAGATCGACATTACCCTGTCTGGGATCTTGAAGGAAGGCGAAGCGCCTCCTAATGCCGGCGACGAGATTGTGTATATGGGCATCACCTACATCATTAAGACTGTAGATGACAACGGCACCAACTCCACGTTCCGAAAGGTCTCGGTCAAGGGAGTTAAATACCAAGAAATCTAATCCCCTTACCGGGATAACCCAACGATGGAAAAGCGTTGGTTCAAGGCCGCTACGATACTCCCTCCAACTCTCAAGGTTGGGGGGAGACGTCTTTTGCCATTCTGCTTGCGCCACCGGATTGCTCTTGAGGCGCTGGACTCTCCGGTTGTCGAAACGACCAACGAGCTTTCCACGACTCAGTTCATGCTCGCAGTCCGGGTTCTTTCCACGCACGACCTCGATGAAGTCCGAAAGCCATGGACAATCCGGGAGCAGATCTTGTTAGCGTTCTACAACAATTCCCCCAAGTCCTTTCTCTCAGAGGTTTCTAAGTTGGTGACATACTTCAACGCGCAAGCACTGTGGCCTCGGATGTGGAACAAGTCGGACAAGCCAAAGGACTCAGCTCTGCCTTGGCAGTTGATGATCGTCGCAAACCTTGTCAGGAATGGAGTCCCGGTCGAGCGCGCTTGGATTATGCCGGAGGCGGAAGCCGTCTGGCTTTATTTCGCTAACTGTGCGCACGAAGGGATGGAAGTTGAACTCGTCTCCGACAAAGAATGGGAAGCGATGGAAAAGTATCGAAAAGAAAAAGCGGAAAAAGAAATCACTAAATCCAACCCCAAATAAATCATGGCAGACGACGTAAAAGTAAAGTTCGGTGGAGACTTCACGGATGTTTCCAAGGGTGCCGCTGACTCTGCTAAGCAAGCCGGATCTGCTCTGGAGACACTTATCACGGGGAAGATTGCCGCGCTAGGCGCCGCCCTCGCCGCCGCTTTCGCTGTTGGTCAAATCGCATCAAAGGTTTGGGAGGGTTTTAAAAACGGGATTTCGTATATGCACGACCTCAACCTTGCGATCTCCCGGACGGGCCAATCATCCTCGGAGTTTCAGAAGCTTGCGTATGCCGGCAAAGAGGCCGGGGTGTCAATGGACATCGTTGGTCGTGGCCTAACTGAAGCAGACAAGGCAATCAGTCGAGCTAAGTCTAGCGGATCTCAGCGCGATTTCCTAGCATCGTTTGGTATGGATGCGGAAAAGATGGCGGCTGGAACTTACACGTCCACCGAGGCCTTGCTTGCGCTCGCCGATCAGTGGGACAAGTTTGGAAATGAAGTTCAGACTAACGCCGGAGCTGTAGCATTGTTCGGTCGATTTGGTAGTGCGATGGTTCCAATCATTAAGCAGGGAAGATCCGCAATCGAGGAGCAGACCGCTTCCGTTCGTGAGGCATCTCGCGCCGAGATCGTTGGAGCCGCCGCGATTGAAAAGAAAGTCGCCGCGCTTGAACGATATACAAAGCAAATGGAACGGCTAGCGGCGGCGACTGCGGGGGTTAAGCAAATTGCCGGGGAGCTTACCGCGATGGAACAATCCTTTTCGGATTTCGCTTTTGGTGAAGGTCAATATTCTGATCAACCCGGCGGAATGAACCCCGCCTACCGAGAAAAATACGGGGACAAAAACCCTCAACAAGCCGCCGCGGAGGAATTGGCAAAGAAATATAAAGAACAATTCGGCATCAACGCCGAGGAAATGGCAATCGTTGTTAAACAAGCCATGCCCAATCCGACGGGTGCCAATGTCGGTTTCGTTAATGAATTCCAAAAGATGTCCGACAAGTATCTTGAAGACAAAAACAAGCCCGGTTCAAAGGTTGATCAACTAGCTGGCGCGCTTTCGGCATCCTCACTCCAAGCCATTGGCGGTGGTGACGTGGCCTCTGTTCTTTCCGGGACTTATCAATCCGACATGGTTGACCTCACCCGGACTATCGCAACCAACACCGCGCCAAGAGAAACGGCGCACCAAACTCCTTCACCGGCGCGAGCCGGACGATAACTTATGCCATCCACAAGAATTGATTTCGGCAACGACCTATATGAATTGGTCAGGCAACCAGCCGGGACTGTCGAGATGGATGCCTACGGCTTAGTTCAAGCTCAGGCCACGTTCGCTTGCGACGTTTCGATCATCCCCACAGTCCTGTCCACGTTCGCCACCGGTCAGCCATATCCAGACTCGCTGGGCTTCCCGCTTACGTCTTACCGCTATCGAGTGACCACGCAAAAGGCCGGCCTCGCTATGGTGACTGTGGACTACATCGGTGTAAACCGGGCTAACGGATACACGGATCCGCACATTCAAGGTGTCGTCAATACGTCGGCTCAACCGATTGAGACTCACCCCAATTTTACCAAGGTTACCGACAATACAATTTCAAGTAATGTCCTCGCCGGCGTTCCTGCCGCTAAGTTCAACAACGCAATCTTTGGACCGCAGACGGATCCAACTACGGCGACAGTTCAATGGGCATTTAAGGGGTTTGGTGTTTCG